ATGAGTAATTCGACAAAACCAATTGAGCGCCTGATATCAATCCTTCAATACATGAAATCTGTTTCTGTAAACGATACTTACTCGTCAGTTTTATCAAGCCTGTTTAACATAAACGATAATAATATGATAAAAATTCATTATGCTTCTGCCGATATATTGCAATTAATAAGGGAAGTAAGAGAAGCTATTGTCAACACACACGGTATTAATCAGGACAAATATCTTACTCCCATGGTTATAATAGAGAATACTTTTTCACAATTATATTTAAATTCACAAATGAATATTTTCTCAAATGGAATTGAGCTTTCGTTGATTTCAAATTTAAGTTTTATGTCGGACAATCTTTATAAAGATTATTTTGAGAGTAAAATTAATGAAGAGGACTTAGCATCATTAAGAAATGATGTTAGCGAATTAGTTGATCAGATATTGCATTCTGATCTACCTGTTGAATTAAAGGAGCTGTTCATCAAACATTTGGAATTAATTAAATCAGCATTATTGAACTATGAGTTGTTAGGAAACGAGGGATTATACAAGGTTATAGATAGCTTTACTGGAGCAATTTTCCGAAATAGGGATTCAATCGATCAAATTAACGATAAAAATAAAGTATCATTTTTTAATATAATTAAGCTTATTGAAACAATAAATAAGATAACTACCTTTGGGAAAACTTTATTAGCCTTGGGAAGCTGGTTCACGCCTCATCCACAAACAGTTGATCTAGTAGATATAACAAATACTCAGCCAATCGATATAGCATAAATAAAGTATTCTGTTAAGAGCCCCTGAGGGCTCTTATTAATTTATTATTGGGTATTCTTCCGTTTCTTCATCGTCCCATACCTCGCTTGCCGTACCGGTTAACGCATCGACGAACGCACTCAGTTGCTCTTTAATTCCTTTCTCTTGGCCTTGCGGCTGTAATTCTGCCAGTAGTTTATGCATGCCGGTTAAGCTTGTCATGGCTCTGGCCATAGAGCTAAGGAAATTACCTTGACGGTCCCAAGCATACTGGAATTCCCATTCTCGAGTAGAGCTCGTATCGCCGTCCGTTTGCTTCTTAAGGTGCTTGATCAACTCTTCCTTAGATTCCACATTCATGATGCTCTGGGCTCGGATAATCGCTGCTTCTTGAATAGCTATGTTACGCCTAAGGTTAGATATCTGATCTTCCGTCTGGAGAGCTTCGACAAGCTCTAATGTATCGAGAGGGAGGTGCTTAGCCCATAAGCCGTGTTTAATTGCATTTATATTTTCAGGGGGGGCCCCGCCGCCTTTATTACCGACAGCATTCTTGTTGCCGAGTGGAGCACCGTGGCCAACAGAGTTTTTATTACCAAGACGTGCTTGTGAAGGTTTGGAACGTTCCGATGAATGGAGCGTTCCATTCAATTTAATGTCCCATTTATCTTTGGACTTCCAACCCCGGATCGTTCCGTCAGGGAGCCCCAATTGTTTGGCAATCTCCACAAGATCTATATTGCCGCCGTTCACCAGATATATCTGTTCAGCTTCAGTGCGCTTCGGATCCCGAGCCTTTGGCATTAGCTCACCTCATTTCGTGATTAAGTTTATTTCGTTTATTTGTTTCATCAGTACCGCTACTACCACCAGCACCTATATCATCGATAATCTGAACACCTATATTTGCATCAAGTAATTGTTTATCTGTCCACATCGCATAACGCTTGCCTAAGAGCTCAGCAGCCCTAACACGATCCTTACCATCCAGTTCCTTTTTAACGAGTGATTGTTCGCCCATACCCATGCCTAAAGGGAACTGTTCTTTAACCTGACCGCGCATAACGGAGGTTAGGAATTCAAGGATCTCATCCTGCTTGGCTACGCGCAAAGAATCCTTTCCGGCTATGAGAGAGTCGATATATGCTTTAACCTTAACATTACTTAGCAGCCTTGAAGCATTAACTTCAGCTGAATTGCCTTTGGCTTTATAGCCTGCTCGGAGATAGCTTTGTGTTGCATTTCCCGTTTCAACGTAATAATCCACGAATCTTTTCTGTTTTTCTGTAAGCTTCACGTCATTACACCACCTGGAGTTGTTTCGTTTATAGGTTTCACTTTTTTGAATTTATCAAGTTTTACCCTAGCTCGTTCTAAATACGTATGCACAGCGCTCTTAGAGATACTAAACTCATTTGCAATTTGCTGATGAGTAAAGCCCCTTCCCTCTTTAAATACAAAGCACTGCATCTCCTTCTCAGAGAGGCAATACAAGGCTTCACGTACTTGAGCCTTCTGATAATCAGATAGCGTTTTAGGAGGCTCTTGTGGTGCTGGGTTCGCCAAAATTTGAAACCATGACGGATCCCATAATGATTCTCTTGCTGGCTGACTTGTCAGTGTTCGATAGTGCGGCTGACTTCCTTTCTTAAGCCATTCAACGATATAGGTACATTCAGAAATCATGCTGCTTACAATTCTCTTATCCTCTTCCGGCGCGAGCTCGTGGACGCTCTGCAGCTGTCTACGTGTCTTCCTATAGTTATCAATCGTCGCTAACCCGAGATCCATATCGGACACCTTCTCAAAGTATATTATCCCTAGCTTATTGAAATGAAGAGAAGGAGAGTCGCAAAGCTCTCCCGGATGTTGTCACGAACAGTGAAAGTATTAAATACCTCCAAACGCTACGAAAGCATTCCCTAGTTGCCGATCTGTTCCCTCGTATAGCTTTGTTCCATCCAAATAGATGACGATAGGCTGATTACTGCCGCCGCCTTGGTTGGCTTTGCTCAGTGGTTGCAATATCTCAGGCCCGTTCTCACCAAACAAATGATTGCCGATCATAGTCGGTTTTGTGAAAATACCACCGTCAGCATGCTTCACAATGCTTATTGCTGGAGAACTCACATAGCTTGAAGCATTAGCCGCATTAGCGGCCGCTCTACCGGCTTCTAAACCTTTATTCGCATTACCAAATATAGAACCGATCGCCCCGGCAATACTACTGGCAATACCGGTTATCTTACTAACAATACCGCCTAACAAATCATCAATTTTAGTGGGGATGGTCTTAATGAAATCTATAATCCCATTAAAGATAGCAGCGCCTATTGTTTTAGCTTTTTCAAAAACAGTTTTTTCAAACTCCGCTATTTTCGTACTCAATTTAATTAATAGATTCCATACATTCTCTGGGAGTGTTTTTACAAAATCCACAATACCGTTAAAAACATTCGTCCCGATCACCTTGGCTTTTTCTAAAGCAATGACACTCCACTCAGCCAGTTTTGTTCCAACATTAGTAAGCCAAGTCCAAACTTCATCGGGCAGGGTTTTCATGAAATCAATAATAGATTTCACGACATCGCCGCCAAACTTAACAGCAGCAACAATAAAGTCTGCAACGAACGTAGCGAACTTTGTAGAAACCTCTACAAGCCAAGTCCATATATCACCCGGCAGGTCCTTAAAGAATTGGATTACTTTAGGGATGTTGGTTGCCAGATACTCGATCATGTACCCAATTGCATAGCCGATATTGTAAGGGATGTCCACGAAAAACAATTGATAAAGAAACTCGCCTACTTTGCCCGGTAAATCTTTAAAGAATTGAACAAAAGCATTAAAGCCTTTTGGTATTGTTTCGGTAAAAAAAGTTACTAATCCGTTCCAAACGTTTTCGGCTGTATCTTTTATCGCGTTCCACGTTGTCGACATCGCGCTTTTTATACCTTCCCATACGCCGCTCAAGAATCCTGTGACTGCGTTCCATACGGTTTCTGTGACTGACTTTATACCGTCCCAAACCTTAGAGGCCACTTCACCCATCCAATTCCAAACCTTAACGAAAAACGCTGAAATCTTATCCCAGTTTTTATAAACCAACCAACCGACAGCGATTAATGCAGCTATGCCTAAAACTATCAAACCAACAGGGGATATCAGAAACGCAAAAGCACCAGCCAAAGCAGAAACCCCGGTAGCCATCCCACCTATTACGAGTAAAGCAGGACCAATTGCAGCAGCTATTCCAGCTCCAATTAATATCCATTGTTGAGTTTCTGGTGATAGTTCAATGAATTTATTAACAAGCTTATCTAACCAATCAACCATGTCTTTTAACGGACCATAATTGTTTTGAAATATTTGAATACCTGCGGTTTCTAATGATCCTTTGAATTTGTCAATAGATCCCTTCAGGTTATCCATTTTCTCCTTGGCCACTTCCGCCGCCGTCACCTTGCTCATAGCTTCATTCATACCGTCTACGCCAGCTGCGCCTTCTTTATAAAGGATGTTCGCCGCTCTTATGGCATCCGAACCGAATAAGGTCTGCATGGTAGAGAATCGCATTTCATCGGTCATACCGGCCATGCTCTTAGTTAGCAGTCCTGAAATATCTTTCAAGTTTTTAATCTTGCCTGTTTGATCGAAGAAGGCGCTCGTACCCTTAGCAGTAAGTAGACCTAACTTGGAGAATAAAGCGGTTTGCTGCTTGGTCTGTGGGATTAATCCGGATAACATAGCCTTCAGTGAAGTACCAGCATCCGAGCCCTTAAGACCATTGTTCGCTAATTCAGCGAGTGCGATTGTCGTATCCTGGAACGTCATACCGATACCCGCAGCTACCGAACCGACCGCGGATAAACTGAATTTCAATTCTCCTACGCTTGTTGCTGAAGCATTAGCCGCTCCAGCTAGAAGATCAGCTGCTTTCATCACGCTTAGGTTATCAGCTTTAAAAGAATTTAATGCAGTTGAAGCTATTTCTGCTGCGTCTTTTAGATCTATTCCTCCAGCAGCCGCTAATGCCAATGCTCCAGCCATGCCTCCATTCAGGACCTGCGAGGTGCTTAGACCTGCTTTCAAAAGTTCTTCCATTCCGTTAGCAGCTTCTAGTGCACTAAACGAAGTATCCTTGCCCATCTTAAGCGCCAAAGTATTAAGTTGTTTCATTTCTTCGGCAGTAGATCCTGTGACTGCCTTGATGCTGGACATTGCCGCTTCATACTCCATGCCTAGCTTTAAGGCTGCGCCTGCGACTCCTAGGATTGGTAGAGTTAGTCCTAATGATAAAGCGCCGCCAGCTGCTCGTGCGGATCCCCCAAAGCTTTTAAGTCGGCTTTGTGTTTCTTGTAATCCTTTAGTTAGCCCTGATATATTAGAGCCAATAGTAACCATTAACGATGCTATAGTTGCCATGAAAACCACCTCCTTAAACACAAATAAGCGCCCCTCATCGGAACGCTTCTCAATGTTAATTGTGCGATTTTAAAGCACTATTTTCCACGACATTTCAGACCGAAAAAATGACTAAAAATTACCCTAATATTTCTTGTTTTTGCTGAACTGATACGTTAGCTTGCAGTAAGTACCCTTTCAGAGTCTCAAGATTATAAACGGTGTAAATGGAACTTAGGCAAATGCTTAGGTCTTCCATAGCCTCACTATGAAGCTGGTAATACTTTTTAATATTAAGATCCTTACTAGGAGAAAGGAGGCCAAGCGCTTCCACTACATCGTTTACTTCTCTTCTCTCGAAATAACGTAACTTAATTAATAGCTGCTGAGCTTCTGTCAGTGTACTTCTGGCCTGATTAATGGCATTGATGATTATGTCGAGATCTCGTATATACTGTTTTAGGTAAAGGGCTCGTTCTGTATACTCAACTTCTTTTATTGCTGCTGCTTCTGGTTGACTGTTAGGAGAACCGCCTTGTCCATGTATCCACTGATTAATCCTGTTACTGTGAATATCTACTCTCTGATTTAAACTCTCAAAAGCCCGTTCAGTGATCTGTTTAGCAGCTAGGAACTGGAAGTACTTGCGGAGGATCCATTTAACATCCATCTCCGGTTACGCCCATTTCTTGATTGTTTCCAGCAGTTGGTTAAAGGTGTTTTCGAATGAGATAGCATGCTTACCGAAGCTTTGAACTGATTTGCCAAACACTATCCCGTCTTTGCGGTCTGCAAATTTAACACTCGTTGAAGTTATTACTGTGAGTTGTTCACTTATTCTGTGAAGCTGCATGTTAGTGCGATTCATACTATGGCGAATTTCATCAAGAGATTTTCTTAAGGCCTGAGCTGCTTGAATTTCATCATCAGTCAATTTTTCCAATGTGTATTCCTTCTTTCCTAAAAGATTATGATGAGGCCGCATCTCTACGGCCCCTCGATTGAGTTTGTTTCGTTTATTTGTAAACCTTGGCGCTGTGCTTCTTGAATTTCTTTTCATGCTCATCGATCTTTTTGAAAACATCGTAAGCCCCGCTTAAATTAAAGCGCTGGTTGAATAGCTTGATCCTATTGCTGTGGTATTTCATCCAAACATCATGCCACCATTTCATAGGTTCTGATCTCCTAGGCTATCAACGTATCTACACTAGTTTTGTTTGAAACAGCATAGCCTAGCTTTGTTCCGCCAGTAACAGTTAATGTGGCTGTGTCGGCGGCTGCCCAAGTCCCGGTATACTCCAAGGTGACCGATGCTCTGCCGTTAGTGAATGTCGCTGTTGTTAAACCTCCAGCAATGGCAATCGTACCTGAACCGGTATTACTAGCAGCAATGGCGAAGGTGCCATCAAACCAACCGTGCAGGTTTGAGTTAGCGGATTGAAGCTCTATCGATACCTTTCGGGTAAACTTCGCTGCACTTCCAGCGATTGCGGCATTCACAGCAGCGGCACTAGAACCTAATACAGCAGGGGTTACGGAAAGAATAATGTCGCCTGATAATGCTTTATCGCGTTGTGCTATCTCTTCTCTCGATGCTGGTTGGAAACCTTCTCTATTCATAATGTTACTCATATTTACTTCGTCCCTTCGAATTTGGTTTTTTGTTAAGCTTGGAGGGAGTCGGTTAAGCTCCAGGAATACCAAAGGCTTTATCGCTTTCTTTAAGTTGAATATAGATCGATCCTTCTTGCCTTGCCTCAATTCGATTGAGTATAACAGGTGCACAATATACCCCTTCACGACCTGGTACATATATTTTGGTATGTTCCATTTCGCGAGCCAGGGCTAAAGATTCTCTCTCGATATTCCCGAGCTCAGTTACCGTTTTGAGAAACCGAGCTTTAAGCTTCTTTAGCTCATCTTGTTTGTCGTCTACCTGCGTTTGCATATCCCAGATCGCATTGGCGTTGTCAGTATGGATCTGCGCAGCCAGCTCCTTGACCTTCGGGATATTCGCCGTTATTCGCCCGAGCTCCTTAGGGTCCTTACTGTAGACTTCTACTTGCCGTGCAAGCTCAATTCCTATTTCTGTTGCAAGATTAATAGCAGTATCGATTACCTCCGTGCTGGATTCGTCGCCGGTTAGAACCGCCACATCGTATTGACTTCGAAGTCCTGCAAGCTGAGCATCATTCGATTTAATATCCTCAAACAGTTTTCTTTTACGATACCCGGTAGCCGTAAGGATTTCTTGAAGTTGTTTATAAGCTTCTGTCATGGTTACACCCCGTACATCTTATTTTGTAGGCTAACGGATAAAACTAAATTTCCTGAAGCTAATGCTTCCTGGTGCTGTTGGTGCAGCTCGGGCCACAATCTAATTTCCTCGGCATGCTTTGCTTGAATACCGGTCATCTCTTTTGCATGCCTATCTTTTAAGGCAGCCATTGTTTGTTGAATTTGTTCTTCTCTGGTCAATTCGTCCATCTCCTAGTTAGAGCCGTTCGAGGCTCTAGTATTTTAGTAAAGCCGATTGAACATTATAATTTTTCCGATCACTCCTCTCGAGCTCAGTTTGAAGCCAAAGCCCTAATATGTTAAAATTGAAAAATGGTTAGTGATTAATGGTTTCTCGGCTCTCTCCAGTGCTAATGGGGAGGGTCTTTTCTTCGTGATGGCTGCACTTAGAGCATCTTTTCGATAGTAAGTAAGAATTATCATCGATGAGGTAAGATATTGATATAATCATAGGCTCACCACAATGGCGTAAAATCTTTTTGCACGACTTACCGAGCGCTCTTATGAAATTATCAATGTATAGAACTTTAGTCTCTTCAGGTGCATCACAAGCATTAATCTCCTCACTTGCGTTTACAAAGAATTCATTCCCCCATACCACGTTGTACAATTTCATCAATAAGGCATTCTACATTCGATAACGGATGCTTCATCCAATTCAGCTCCTCATAGGTTATTTAACATTGCTGTTTTGACTTCTAGCAATGCGATTTCAGCAATCGCATTCTCTGGGACAACACCCATTTCTAGCATTTTTTCAGCGATTCCCATTACACTACTCATAGCTGTTTGTCTCTGGTTCAGAGAAGCATTGTGAACGCGATTAGCGTTTTCCACTCTGATTCTTGCCACTTCAATTTGAGCGCTTAGATTCATATGAGTCTCCCCCTTTAGTGTGTTTTAACGTTACCTTCATTCAAAGCCTGAACAGCCTCATCCCACAAAACATCAATTTTTTTTGTACAGGCCCCCCAATGTCTCAGCAGCTCCAAAGTTAAAGTCGGGTTTATGTGTGATAGTTCAGCAAGCTTTACTGGAAGGTAGGCGTTTTTTCTGATTAGGTCCATGTCAATGGATAGTCCCGATTCTGGTGTTATCATATATTTAGCTCCTCGTGGTGTTAGTTCTATTTATGCTTGTGACGGTAGAGCAGTAAAATCCATGCGTTCAGATGAAGCATACTCGCGCGTATTGTACGTAAATATGTGCATTTAACCTATATTTACCTATACTAATAATGGTTAATTAACTATTTATTACTTAATAGAGAATTTACTGCTTCATCTGCTTCAATGTAGCCTGAACCCTTGCTGTGTCTAGCCTACATTGAAGCAGATGCCCTGTAATTATCTGCTTCATCTGTATCAGTCGGTGATGCAGATGAAGCAGTAAAAGTGCAGAGGATTCATTGCTTACTGCATCGCTCAAAGGCTGTTTGTTGTCCGTATTTTTGGATGCGGACACGTCCTTTAATTTCACGCCAACCGGGAATTCTGCGGAGTATATCGCAAATCTCTCTAGCTTCCCAGGGACGAATCGCCCCGACCCTATTATTCAGGCACTCTGTCCAAATTTGAGAAGCACAAACACGATCGAGTAGCTCCGCCGAATTGTTGCCCGTTGGTATTCCTTCATTTATAGGCGTTTCGAGCCACTCCTGGATAAGTCCAACTCGAGTATCGTCCTCCATGTGCAGCCCTTGGATCCTATTTGCTTCCCTTTCTACTTCTGGTGAAAGGGTTACATCCTCACCAGCCTTGTAAGCTACTAAAACCTCAGCCCAAAGCTGTCCAATCTCATATTCAGCCAGGTCAATGAAAACGCTTTTTGTACGCTTATCTGGATCCACGGTAACAGGCCAGAAACGGCGGTTGCCTGTTGGGTCCTTCAAGAAATTCCAGTTGTTTGTCGTTCCAAAAAATACGCATTTACGCGGGAAGTCTGTAATGATGCGGTCATAGGCAACGCGGTACTTATCCGCACGCTTAGTGATAAAGGCTTTTATTTCGTCAACCTCTGCCTTGGTCATTCCTGAAAGTTCAGCAAATTCGAAGATCCAAGCAGATTGCAGATGCTCTCCAGCTTCTTTAGAATCGAAATTCTTTAGTGAGTCACTAAACCAACTTAGTGCCATCATTTGAATGATGGTACTTTTATTAGCGCCCTGAGGACCTACGAGAACCAGCATATAATCGAATTTGCAACCGGGCTCATATAATCGCTTGACAGCTGCTATAAACATCTTACGAGTCACTTCATGTACATAAACCGTATTCGCTGCACCAAGATAATCAATAAACAGTCTGTCTAGCCGCTTTATACCGTCCCATTTTTGGGACTCAAGGTAGTCAAGGATCGGATGAAACTTATTACGCCTCGTGACTTCTGTGAAAGCCTTCTTAACAGTGGCTGCGGATCTGATTTTATAGACCTTATCAAACCAGTGATCACGGCGATCATCGTCTTCACCTAGCCACGGCTCGTATTCTTCATTAGCCCGTAATCGCTCCCGCCAGGGTAACGGTTTCCGGATAACCTCCGTATTGCCAAAGGAGTCAAAAGCCAACACATTAAGCCAAGGTCCACGGCAAAGAAGGATTTCGATGTTATTCGCTGTAGGCAAAGGTAGCCCGGTCTTGTGGTGATTTTCAAGCAGGCTTGTCCAGCTATCGTCCTCTGGATTAAGCTCCTCATCGGAGTCACCCAACGGCCCGAATGTTTCTGCGATCTCTGCCATTTTAAGGCGCTTGACCTCTGGTAACTCAGCAGCGAAGTGTTCCATGGCAAGGTGACTGGGTTTCTTGGCATCTGGAGTAAACTCTTTTACTTGATCATCCAGATGGCCGAAATTATGCACACGGACAAGATCGAATAAATTATATGAGCGACCGTCTGCTACAGGATCGCTGTCCTGGTGACTGAAGGCGAGTCCCTGATCGGGGAATACCTCCAAACCGTTGCCGCTGGTCCCGCCTGTATAGGTGTAGCGATTCGGCATTGAGCCAGTATCGTATTGAGCAGATAAGAATGTATCAATACCCGTCTCAATGTCGAATGCTCTACAGAATAACCCGATAATGCCTCGTTTGAGGGTTGGATCCTCCGGTTTCTTGCCCGATAGTATTAAGCTATTCTTGTCCTCAGGGTGCCTCGGCCAAGCCATTATGTCAGTCCAATCTTCATACTGAGCTAGGAGGCTGTCCACATCTAACGGATCACCTTCGACTTCCATGAATAAAGGGGTAGCATCCTTGCTGCAACTCGGCAGGTACATGAGCCGATGTACATGGAATGTAGTCTTATCGAAGAAATGCATACCGATGTTAGCAGCCAGCTTACGAGAGACTGCAGCATACTCATCTGGTGACATGTCCCTTGAAGTCAGTACAACGATCCGGTATTTAGGCTTAGCTTCTCTATAACTGTGAGTAGAGTAGAGGAGATGAGCATTGCCGCCTAAGATTAGATCGACCATAAAGATAAAGTCATCATTAGCATGATCCACGTCCAGAGTAATCAAGCAGCGTGAATCCACGTTCTCTTTCTTCCTTCGTCCACCTTGGACAGGTCCACCAACGAAAGCAGGACCATCCTTAATCTTCCCTTTGCTCGAGATGGACATCTTATCGTAAGCTGCCATCGTCTCAGCCGATCGGCGTACAATTTTAAGCTTAGAGACTAGTTCATCCCAAGACAGATATTCAGTTCGCCAATTAAGGTCTGATCGATTTCTACCGAATGCAATTGTTAAATCCTCACCCATATGACACCTTCCCATTGATCACGCTGCTTTAATTCTTCTGGAATAACTTTGATGCTTAACAATAGCAGTACCCCCTATGCTTGTTTCTGATCTGCTGGTTCACCACATAACCAGGCTTCAATTTGACCGCGATTGAAAAGTATCCTCGATCGTACTTTTTTAAACGGTACTTGGCCCTCGCGTACAAGAGTGTACATTGTAGTAGTGGAAACCCCGATCAACGTTGCCACTTCATTGACTGATAGTGTTATCCGTTGTACTGTTTCCTGCACTGCTTCCAACCTCCTCAAACTTCTTAATAATTGCATCCCGCTCTGCGCGGAGTGCTTCAATACGTGCCAAGATAATTTCATGAGATTCATCATTCACCCAATCTCTAGGGCCAGAAGAACCGGGAGGAGCAACCCTAATCTCACGAACCAGCCTAATGTGTTCCCTAGCAATTTCTAATAACCTATCGCCTTGATCGCTGTTACAAGCAGCCCAGATTGCCCGTTTGGAGTGTTTCATCGTTTCACCTCAGAATTATCGAAGATGATGGAAGGATGCACCGGCATGAACCCGATATCGATTCCCTTTTCTGAGGCAACTACCCTTGCCATAATAGCCAGCTGCTTGATGACAATAAGCTTAAGCCGCTCTGCATCATTGGAGCGCCGATAAACAGGTATGGTATCCGACATTACCGTATCCATCATACGAAGGACACACTCTTTGAAATAGCCACGATCAGCAGCATCCTGCATCTGTTTTATGAGCATCTTATCTGCTGTGCTTAGAATGTGCTTACGGCGTTTCCGCTTCTTCCACTTCATGCATTATTCTCCTATCGTTACAATTCGACTTTTTAGTACACCATTCGACATTAAGAAATCAAAAAAAATTACTTAGCTACAGTAGTGAACAGTTCATCAAATTCAACTCCAAGAGCATCCACAATCTTTTTCGCGACTGGAGCGCTAGGACTCCGTTGCCCGTTGCATACCTGCAAGGCTGTTACCTGACCAATTCCAGCTATTTTTGCAAATGCACGCTTAGTCAAACCTTTACGGAATATCATCTCGTTTAACTTGATTGTATTAACTGTTGTTACCATTGATTATCACCTCCATTATTGATCTCTAGTGGAATAATTATGTTTCTATAGATATCATAAATCTTTTTGATCTCTTTGTAAAGCTTATAGTTCCATTTGGAATCAAGAATGTGTATAATGAATTCAAAACAGTAATTAGTGAGGTGCAAAATGGAATTCGGGAAATATCTAAAAAATGCAAGAACAGAATGCTCATTAACTGTCCGGAAATTATCGGAACTTTCAGGAGTGTCGCAATCGTATTTAACAAACATTGAGAATGGAAAACGCGGTATACCTTCTCTCGAAATGTTAAAGAGGATATCTGACCATCTATACCCAGCCGATACTTATGCAAGTCTATTAGATGCTGCTGGCTACGAAGAGTTAGCTAAGGCTGTTAAATGGCAAGAATTACTTGATGATTTTTCTCCTATTGATGATGGAGATGAGGGAAAGGGAGTTAGAGGACTACGCGATCAAGTAAAATTTCTTGAACATGTAACTGATATACAAACATTTTTAGAGCATAACTACGAACCCGATAATGAATTAAAATCGGAGGAGTTTACTTCTCTAAGTATTTCACCAAAATATAATGGACATTTGCTCACCGATCAGGACCGGCAACGGATTCTCGATATGCTCAAGGCTTTATTTCCACAATATACAACGAAAGGAGAATAGTGTGGAAAAAAGCAGACCGCCGTTTAGAACAGTCGCACATTACCGCCTGATTAATGGAGAGAAGGTGGAAATCGATCCACTAAAAATCGATATCCCCGATCGTTGTAAATTAATCTGGGCGGAGATCGTGACTGGATGCAAATGCGAAATTGTACCCAATGTAAAAAGCGGTTATTAAGAGTATTTGTGAAAAATATGAAGAAGGGAGTGTGATCACTATGGCCAACATTCAAAAGCGCGGGGATAATTCATGGTATTTTACTGTTATCGCCGGTAAGGATGCAAAGGGCAAATATATTAGAAGAACAAGAACAATCAAGGTCGAGGATCCAGCTCTACTAAAAACAACGAAGAGGTTGCAAGACTACATAAACGATGAATATTCGAAGTTTAGGCAAGAGGTAGAAGCTGGAGAATATATCGCGCCGGAGAAAATGACTTTCGCTGCATTTGTGGAAGAGTGGAAGGCAAAGTACGGGGTAAAGCATTTACAACCGGCTACGCTAGAAGGTTATATGTCGCATCTTAAGAACCGCATCATACCAGTGTTTGGACAATACCGTTTAGATTCGATAAAGACCATTCAAATCGTTAACTTCATCGACGGACTGCAACGTGAGCAGCGCCAGGACGGTAGCACAGCCGTTATATCATCAGCGACCGTTCAATATATCCACAGAGTTATTAAGAATGTGTTTAGCCGGGCAGTGGACTGGAAGGTTATTAAGAGTAATCCAGTAGCCGGGGTAAAGAAGCCTAAAGCCGTACATAAACAAATGGAAGTTTACAACAACGAAGAAGTAGAGCAACTGTTTAATGCGCTTGCAAAGGAAACGCCGCATTGGAGGATGTTTGTCACACTTGCACTCATTACCGGTTTGAGGCGCGGCGAGCTGCTAGGCTTAGAATGGAAGTACGTAGATACAGATAAGGGAACAATCGATGTGTGTCAGTCCTTAACATTTTCCCATGACCAACGATATACTGTGAAAGAGCCTAAAACGGCTAACTCCAAACGTATAGTAACGTTACCAGCTCCGATCATACCTGAATTGAAAGCGTTTAAGAAGGAATGTAATAAAGATCGGATGAAAACTGAGGAATTGTGGGAAGGCGGAGCTCACTTCTTTGTATTTACAGCTTGGAACGGAAAGCCACTAAATCCTTCGAGTGTTACGCTTTGGTGGGGTAGATTCATGAAACGCGCCAAATTAAAGCATATCCGCTTCCACGATCTACGGCATACTTCAGCAACTTTAACTATTAAATCAAGGAGTACACGCCAAAATCATATCCAGCCGATTAGGGCATTCCAATATATCCACAACTATGAACATCTACGCTCATGCCCTTAGAGAAGCCGATCAAGCGGCTGCGGATACCTTCAATTCATTATTTACGCCTAAGGTTGAAAAAAAGATAAATTAATGCCCGCATTTGTATTATTAATGAAATTATGGGAGTGAGGATAGTTGTGAAAAAACAGATTGATTTTATAGAAAACTTACCTGAATGGAAAAAAAGGTACATTAAATTAAAGTATTTTTCAAATAATTCAATAGATGCCAGTAATTCAAATGAAGATGTAGATTTGATAAAATTAGAAAATATCCCTCTTTTATATAAATATTGCTCCTTTGATATGTGTAGATACTCATTGCAAAATTTAGAAAAAAATCAAATCCGACTTAATAATCCAAATAACTTTAATGATCCATTTGACTCTATGTTTTCGGTTGACGTGTTAAAAATGATTGGAAATAGCATGAATGATATACTTGACAAAGCAGAAATAAATAATATCATCCCGGTAGGTTACAAAGAAAAGTTTATCGATAACGCTGAATTTCTTGAAGGACTAGAAAAATTAAGAACAGTGCAGTATATGGAAATAAACAATTCAAAAAGAGATAGTCTTCGAGTAACCTGTTTTAGTGAAGTAAATGACTCCATCCTTATGTGGAGTCATTACGCTGCTAACCATAAAGGTTTTTGTATAGAATATGATTTCACTAACACGAATAAAACTTATTATACTGGACCGTTAAATCCAGTAATATATACAGATAAATTATTTGATCTAACTGAATACTTTAAATCAAGTAGTTTGGGTAAATTATTTGAATTTTGTTCAATCGTTAAATCGAAAGAATGGCAATATGAGAAAGAATGGAGATGGCTTTTAAATTTTTCTAAAGGACATGAAGAACATATATTAAAAGCGCCTATTCCAAATTCGATTTACTTAGGCGTTAATACAACTGATGAAAACAAGGATTTAATACTAAATATTGCAAAGGCTAAGGGTATTCCAGTTCACCAAATGGAAAAAAAACCATTTGAATTTAAATTGATTTCAAATAAATTATGAAGCGGGTAACCGCTTCTTTTTACTTTATTTACATCCCTTTATCACGGCTTATGCTTATTTTTTACATCAGTTTTACATCAACGCCTAAAAACACCCACTGTATCACCTATTTTTAACTACCCTGTTACATAGAAAAAAGCCTTATTGAATAAGGCTTCATAGCTTGTTGTATTAGTGGCGTTCCCGACCGGAATTGAACCGATATCTACCCTTTAGGAGAGGGTTGCTCTATCCATTTGAGCTACGGAAACAAAGTGCCGATTTCTTGCGGCAAAAGCCATTATAGCATAAAAAGGCGTACGAACGAAAGGGCATTCGTATTTACTTGACCAATTTAGACTTCATGCGCAATTTCCGAAAAAAATTGGACAGCAATTCGCTGCATTCTGTCTGAAGTACTCCTTCTATGACTTCCACCTGATGATTAAACCGTTGTTCTTGCAAAAGGTTCATTAAAGTTCCCGCACAACCAGCCTTGGGATCTGGCGTGCCATAAACAACTTGGGGCACTCGGGCTTGAACAATAGCTCCGGCGCACATAGGGCATGGCTCTAAAGTTACATATAAAGTACAATCCAATAAACGCCATGCTCCTAGAGCGATACTTGCTTGTTTAATCGCAATCATTTCAGCATGCGCGGTAGGATCTAAAGTGGTTTCTCTCGTGTTGAAGCCTCTTCCAATGATTTGTTGTTGATAAACGATGACAGCACCTATAGGAACTTCATTTATTGCTTCCGCATCTTTAGCAGCTAAAATGGCTTCTTGCATCCATTGCTCGTGGGTGTTCAT